CATGTTGTATGGATCGATGAAGGAGAAACGTATGAATTGGACCCGATGGATGAAATGGATAGGGTCATGGTCGTTGACCCAAATAGTGGAACAGCTACAGCGCCGGATGAAGCCGCAATCTCAGTTCATGGAAGTGGACCCGCCCCAGACGATTACGTCTTCTCCCTCTCAAACTGGGCAGGACGACCAAACCCCAGCGAGTTAGCAGATGTAGTTGTGCGTGAGTATAGAAAGTGGAGACCACGTACTATCGGGGTTGAGGAAGCTGGACAACAGGCGGTTATTGTGTACCATTTGAGGGAGCGCTTTAAGAGGGAAGATTTGCCCGACGTTATTGTCTCCGTCAAGCCAGAGAATCAGAAGAAAGAAGTACGCATCCGTATGCTCCTTCATCCGATCATTAAGGAAAGTCGCTACTTTGTTCCTCAGCAGCAAGTAGAGCTTAGGTCAGCAATCAAAAGATTCCCAGGCCTTAAGCTCTTTGATCGCCTAGACGCTGCAGCATACTGCATCAAACTCCTCCGCCCTAGCATTAGTAAGCAAGAGCGGGAGAACTCACGCAGAGCTGTTCGCAAAATTCTTAAACAGCGCAGCAAATATACAGGATACTAAGATGATCCCAGAAGGCTTGTACGACAGAAGAATCTTAGATCGGCTTGCGCTTGATCTTGCCACTGAGATTAGACACGCACAGTCTGCTCGCGCCCCGCTGGAGAAAGAATGGACCGAGCATCTCGCAGCGTATAACGCAGAGCCTGAGTTTGCTGTCAAAGCGTTTCCGTTTGAGAACTGCAGTAATCTAGTTGTGCCGCTTGTAGCTACAGACGTTGATAAGACTGTCGCGTGGATTATGAGCCTGCTCTACCAGCACGAGAACCTCTGGAGTGTGAAGGCACGTAACCCAGAGATGGTGGATATTGCACCACGGATTCAGGAGTTTCTTGAGTGGGCGCAGCATCATGAACTTGAGCTGTATGAGCCAGTAGCAGACTTCGTGAAAGACGTAGTGCTCATGGGCACAGGCATCCTTAAGACTCGTTACCGTCGAGAGGTCCAAAAAATCTACGAGTATCGTGAAGGGCAGACGCGCGGAGACGAACAAGGTAGTGCCCCCTTTGAGCGGCAGAATCTAGTCTCTATGCACGATCGCCCATCCGTTGAGCACGTTTCTCTTTGGGACTTCTACATCGATCCCGGTGCTACTTGTATTGACGACGCTCTTTGGGTTGCGCAATACATTCCGCTCACCTGGGCTGAGTTTCGACGACGTGAGCAAATGGGTATCTACATGAACGGCGACCGGCTGGCTGCAAGCTGGGCTCGTTCTCGTGGTCATCCCATTACACAAGTCCAAGAAGCTACTGATAAAAACATCCCTTACGAAGGCACTAAGCTGGATCTCTACGAGATTTGGGTACGAGCTGATATTGATGGTGACGGTCTTGAAGAATCTTGTGTAATCACGATTCACTTGCCCACTAACACAATCATTCGCTACGACTTTAACCCTTTCTTCAATCAGAAGCCACCGTTTGATGCAGCTCGATTTGTTCGCATCCCTAAGCGTTTCTATGGTATTGGCTTGGGTAAGATGCAGACTCAGGGGCAGGCAGAAGTTACAACTCTCCACAATCAACGCCTTGATGCTGTAACTGTCCGTAACATGCCAGTTTTCTGGGCGTTGAAAGGCGGTAGCGTTACACAGGATACGCCAATCTTTCCAGGCGCTAAGCTCCTGGTAAACAACCCAAATGAGATTGGTGCAATCCCTCTTGCTACTGGTCAGTTTGTGTCGACTGCTTCGGACGAGCAAATGGCAATGGCTATCATGCGAGAGCGTGTAGGTGTTAACGATTTCGTAACTGGTGGTGATGGTCCTGATGTCTCGTACGCGACAGCTACAACAGCTGTTAACCAACTCAGAGAAGGGAGGAAGCGATTTGATCAGACAATGAGAGAGATTCGCCCGTGCCTTAGTAGTGTGGGTACAAAGGTTGTTGAGCTATACCAGCAGTTTAACCAGCGTGGGAAACAGTATACCGCTCTAGGAGAACAAGATGGGGCCATTGTAACTCGGGTACTAACTTTTCCCCTTGATCTCATCCGCGCAAATGTTATTGTTGATGTAGGCGCAACAAGCGCAGCCATGAACAAAGAAGTTGAAGTACGAACCAACACGCTTATTATGCAAATGCTGCAACAGCATGGCCAGCAGCAACTTCAACTTCTCATGCAGTATCTCAATCCTCAGCTTCCGCCGCCACTCAAGGAAGCAATGTATGTTCAGATTGCAAGCTCGTCAACCCTCATGAAGCGGGTGCTTGATAGCTATGGGATTCAAGATGCTGATGACATGGTATTTGATCCATCACGACTAGGGCAAATGCTCAATGGGAATCCGGGACAAACAGTTAGCGCAGGACAGCAAGGGGGTGCTCCGCTCCCTCCAGGATCACCCGGGCTTCCAGCTTTACCTCCGGGAATTGGCGGAGCAGCGGCAGGAGGCAATCAAGGCCCTCCTCCATTCTGAGATACCCGTTGAAACGCACCGACTACAGGGTAAGATTGCGGGTCTTGAGTCTGCAATCACAATGATCGACACTTTCTTTAAGAGGTAGTAATGCCAAGTCCAACACCGCCAGCGACTTCGCCTGGCTCTAGCTATCCCCCAGATTTGATTCCGCCACGGGAAGAGCCAACTAAAGCTCCTGCGGCAGCACCTGCGCCAGCATCAGGTGTGCTAAGTCAGCCAATGACTGGGGATGGTGTACCGCCTGAAATGCAGGGTAAGACAGTGGCAGAGATGGCTCGTATTTACTCTGCGCTTCGTGAAGATCATCTCGAACGTCTTACCCAGAATCGTGCTCCTGCTCGCCAAGAGAGTCATGCTGCGGCAGCGCCGACGAGTCAAGCTCCATCAACTACAGCGGAACCGACGGGTCGCTTTTGGACTAAGCCAGAGGCGTATATCCAAGACACTGTACGAAAGAGTGTTGAGGAAACTATTGAACGCGCTCTTGGCCCAACAATACAAGCGACTCGAGAGTCAACAGCAAGATCTGCGAGAGATAAAGTAGCATCAAAATACCCTGAGTTTGCGAACCACGAAAAGGCAGTACTTGATCGTTTGTCTCAGGTAGATCCACAGTTCTTGAGTAACCCTACAACATGGGAGACGGCGTACCATTTGGCTCTCGGCGCTTCCGTTGCGTCTGGTGCAACACAAAAGCCCCCGGTTAATCAAGAACCAGCGGCTAAACCATACTACGCAGCTCCTCCAGGTGCATTTTATGCGGAGCCTGCACGATCGACAACTGATGCAACTTCTGGGCGGCTTTCGCCAGAAGCAGCTACAGTAGCTCAGAAAATGGGCATGAGTGAACAGCAGTATCTTAACTGGCAGGGAGGGTCGCCGCGATGACGCCGGGAAAACTGCCACCGATTGAAGTAAAGGAGCTGGCCTACGAGACAATGTCTACTGTTCTAGGCCTTGATCCTGACAGCGTTGACCCGGATAAAGAGTATCGTTGGGTTAATCGCTCTAGTGTTAAAATGGCTAGGGCAAAGATGAAAGGTTATTCCCTTGTCACAACTGATTCAGGTGTCTTCCCCCTGATCGAAGTTGACAATGCTGGCGATGGGACTATTATCGCTGGCGACCTTATCCTTATGGCTACAGATAAGGATAAGTTCCAGGCACGCAAAAGCGCACAAGTTGACGTAGCTTTGCAGCGTACACGCAGAGCTGGCGAGGATGTACTTGAACGTGGTAAGCGTCTTGGTGTAAAAACTCGAGTTATCTCCGCCGGGGATGACATAGATGAAGAAGATGATGACTAGGAGTATCACATGAGTTTCCAGCTTTATGGCGCGAAGGAGTCTGTGCCTCCCGTCTTTGTACGGGCACTGGCAAGCGGGGAAGAGTTTGAGCTTGGTTCTTTGCTACTCGTAAACGGAAGCGGCGAGTATGCAGAGTGCGGGACTAATCCAGCTTCGATCAACGCAGTCTCGTTGAGTGCGGCGGGTGCAGGTACCGGCCCTCTCTATCCGATCGGGCGCAAAGAGTTTCCGGAAGGTGAGGTGATTGGTTTGCTTGTCGAAGGGCAAACATTCACCGCGCAGTATGTAGGAACGATTGGAACACCGCAGACGGCCTATGGAGTTACGAAGGGTGCTGACGGGGTATGGCGCGTAGATTTTGGCAAAACGGGTGGAGATGCACGAGTAGTCTTCATTCGCACTGTCCTTGCGGGACCGAGCGCCAGTGAGCGCGTTGCAGTACGGGTCCTTGTTGCTAACACCCAGATTTCCTAAAGGCCCGGAGAAACAATGCCAAATGTACGCGGAGAGTTTGCGGAGCTTCTTGCTCCCGGTTTGAACATGAATACCTTCGAGAAGCTGCGTGAGAAGCCTGAGATTTATTCTCGCTTTATGAATCTCATGACATCTACGCGAGCATACGAAGAGGATATGGGGCACACTGGACTTGGCCCTCTTGCTGAGAAGAAGGAACTTGAGCTGGCTGTAATGGATCGTCCTGAGAAGCTGAACCTTGTTCGGTTTACTCACAAGACGTATGGGCTTGCGATCTCCTTCTCAGAAGAGTCTCGCGATGACGACCAGTACGGCTTCATCATGCAGATGGCGTCAATGCTTGGCCGTTCTTCCCGCTGGACTACAGAGCTTTGGGGTCACGATCCTCTGAATCTTGGCTTTGTGACAACGCGGTATACTGCACGTGACGGCAAGGCACTCTTTGCTAATGATCACTTTATCAACGGGCGTGATAACTCACGCGGCGTGATTGCAAACATCCCCGCGATTGGCACGGATCTTTCTATTGCTGCGCTTGAGGAAGCTATTCAGATCTTTGGGTCTGCCGTAGACGAGCGTGGTATGCCAGTTGAGAGCATGGCCCGTAAGCTTGTTGTTCATCCTCAGAACGAGATGAACGCTCGCAAGATTCTTGAGACTGCTAACTATCCCGGCAGTAACCTGAATGATATCAACCCGATCCAGGCTAGCAATCTTGAGCTGATTGTTACCCCGTATCTTGTTGACACTGATGCATGGTTCTTGCTCGGCGCAGCAGAGGACATTGATCTTCGGTTCTACTGGAGAGCACGCCCTGACACCAAGACTTGGGACGACAACGGTCGCGATGCTACGTTCCATCGCATTAAGCAGCGTCACTCTGTTGGCGTTGGTGATTGGTACCATACGTTTGCTTCTCAGGGGGCATAACTATGGGGAGCAAATTTCTAGGCCCATTGCAAAGTGGTGGGGTTATCGTCACCCCTTTGTATGTGGGGCCACTTAAGGCGCCAGGTGGTGCCCTTGTTTATGCTAAGCCTTCGTTTGTGTATCGACAAGATTTCACAGATGTTGCAGCCATTGATGCCGATGGGTATGTGACGGATAAAACGTCCACTGAACTTCCTGGTGAAGCGGGCTCGGTCACGTTTACTCCTGACGGTGCGCTTGTAGGAGGCGCACCCGATGCCCCTCGGAATGCAGTGATTACTGTCACACACAGTTCCGCTGTTGTTGCTGCCTCAGGTGTGATTACGGGCACCGACGAGTATGGTAATGTAGTCACAGAAGCGTGGAGCGTCACAGCTGGTACAACGTCTAAAGTGTTTACTGGCGCCGTGGCGTTTGCTGCTATCACAAGTGTGACATACGTTACTGCGACTGATGCTGAAGCGAATACGTTCTCTGTGGGCACGGGCAAAGTGCTCGGGCTCTCGTTGCCAGCCGAAGCTCCGGTGATTGTAGCTGAACTCAGTGGGGGTACAGCTGTGACAAACGGTGTGCTTGTTGCTGAATCAACCGCAAGTGATGAAGATGTCCGAGGAACTTACACGCCCAATGGAACGCCTAACGGCACATTGGATTTCTCAATCTGGTACATTGGCGCATCCCCTGTAGCTGTCCTTTAACTATTCTTACATCGTGTAAGAACGGAGTAATCATGGCAACAAGAGTGACTATCAAGATTGGTGAAGGCATTGGTCCTCATGTGCCCTTGCACGATGGAGAGTGGGATTTAGAACTGTCCGGCTATACCTCGGGGGAGGTATTGCTACGAGTGGAGCAGAACGGTGAGTTCAAAGAAAGTGTTGTACTAAACAACCACTTCGTTGGATCTCCGCAATCTGTGAAGCTCGTAGCAAAAGCCGTGGACGACAACTTTATCGCAACGCTGGTTCGGAGGGCGGATGCCGCATCTACCGTTAGTTGATGCAGATGCAGTACCAGTACTACAAACTAGCCAGTCAGCGCCGCTAGCGTCTGGCTGGCTCTCTTTGTCTGAGTTGCGTTCTGCCCTTACATATCGTATCGGGGGACGTACAGACATTTCAAACATAGAGCTTGATCTATGGATTAACGAAGCTTATCTTGATATTTGTACTATGCTTGATTTGCCGTTTCTTCAAGGGTCAGAACAGTTTACCTTTACCGCTGATGAATGGCTGTATAAGATCAACACGGATATCACAGTCATTACAAATCTCGCAGTACGGGATACTGATACCACCGACCCTCAAGGAGAGCCGCTCTCTAAGATTGAAATGAGAGAGTATCGGAGATTACCCTACCTCCCAGAAACATCTTGTCCTAAGGTATGGGCACCGCATGTAGAGTATATGTTTGCTGTACATCCTACTCCCGACAAAAACTATCCTGTTGTTGCCGAGTTTCGGATGCGACCGGGTTTGCTTGTGGACGACGATGACTACCCAAGACTTCCCCGAGAGATGATGGAAGGATTTTTGCTAGCCTCGACCGCAAAGGCGCACAGTGGTTTGCAAGAGTACGGCTTTGCAGGACAAGCACAGAATGAGTTTGTTGCGTTTATGCGTTCGCGTCCGTCCTACGCAGCTAAGCAAAATGAAGGGCAAGTAAGTCGAATGGTTCCTGTGAATAGCGATATGCAAAAACGTGTTAGCAATCGGAGACTCTAATGGCATTTACTAGAAACATTCAGCCTGGGTCCCCGGCGGGCACAGATCAGATCAGCGCTGGCGCAGCTGCTATTCGTGCGCTGACTGTTGATTATCAGGAGCGACTAGCTTCCGCTTTTGCGAATATCAACAGCGACCCGCTTGTGCTTAAGGATGGTACAGTTGTAACAGCAATGCTTGCCGATGGTTCTGTGACGGTACCTAAGCTGGGGACGCTAGCCACTTTGACAATCGGTGCATTGACTGTGACCACAGTTGCCGGTGATGGAAATGCACTCACCAATCTCAATGCCTCTGCACTTGCAACAGGTACTATTCCTTTGGCGCGCCTTCCCGCTGTGATTTCGGCTATTCAAATCACAAATCTTACTGTTGGCGCTACTATCACGGGTAATATCACCGGCTCGGCTGGTAGTGCAACTACGGCAACATATGCTACAACCTCGAGTCAAGTTGTGGAGGGCCCTGTAAGTGTTAAACCTTCACCTGCTGAGACGTACTTTATTGAAGCAACAACAACGGCTGCATGGGCTGTGCCCACAGCCCCAGCTGGTTCTGGTTCGTCTAGGTACATCAGCGTGCGGATCGGCGGGGTGAATTACAAGATTGAAGCGAAGACAGTCGCATGAGTGTGACTAATGGATTACTTCAAGTAAATAGCCTTGATCCTCAGAAAAGTGTAGGCATTGGTGTACAGCTTACACGTGAGCTAGGGCAAGAGTTAAGCCCACAAGAGATTGAGTTCCCTTCTTTTGCTGGTGGTCTTAACTATCAAACAGCCGAGCAACAGACAGGTCCTCAGTTTAGTCAGAACGCAGAAAACGTAGTATTCATTGCCAACGATAGACTAAAGAGAGCGCCGGGACATGAGATCGTGGAAACAATGTCTGGGCGCACTGTTCGTGGTATGCTTGTTCATCCTTCTCTTGATTTCACAAGTGAGCTTGTTTTATTTGATCCTCCCTTTGTAGGTATTAAAGGTGTAGGTGATACAATATGGGCCGACGCTTCACTACCACTAGGAGGTAACTGGGTTGGGATTAGTAACGGCGATGATTTTCTGTGCACCAATGGCGCAACAGGAATCTTCACCCGGCCCTTTGCTGCTCTTGCGGGACTGACTCAGATTCCTAACGCACCTCCAGGAAGAACTCTGGCTAACTTTGCAGGGCGCGTGCTTGTCGGGGGTCCAGTTGTTTCTAGTAACTACCAAGCACTTGGCGTTTATTGGAGCGGGGCTAGTGGCTTTACGACAGACTGGCTCGGGCTGGGATCTGGTGCCGAACTTCTGATTTCTAACAATGCAGAAGATGATGCTATCGTAGCATTTCGGCCGCTTTCTTTTGATGTGCTTGGTATTCTTTGCCGTAAGACACTTTGGGTTGGCTTGCGTACAGGTGATCCGTTTCGCCCGGTTGATTTTCAGCCTCGGGTTACGGGTGATGGTTGCATCGCGGAGAAAACTGCAAAGCTAACGCCCGTTGGGGTGATGTATCTCAGCGAGGCGGGAGTTAAAGTATTCGACGGGAACCAGTCGTCTCTAGTTAGTGATGCAATCAATGATGTTTTGTTGCCGTTGGATCTTGATAACACCGAGCAATACTCTGCGGTGTATGACTCCGTGACACAGCAGTACTGGTTGTATACAGGTAGCAGTAGCTGGGCGTTCTCTTTGAGAGACAACAGGTGGTTGCGGTATTCGTCTGTGATTGAATACGCAGCGTCTTATAGTCAGCTGTCTCAGGGTACAACGTGGAATGCAGCAACAGGTACTTGGGATGATGCTGTGGGTACTTGGGATGATTTTGCTTCTCAGGCAGGCGCACAAGAGTTGTTGTTTTCGCGCGGGTCTCAGCTTGCCGTAGCATCTTACGCTGAAGATACATACCTTGGCGGCGCTTCTATTGTGGGTAAGTATGGGTTTCTCCGGCGTGATACACCGTATGTTAACAGTTTGTTCACCACGAAGCGTTTGTTTCTCAGAGCTAATGCACCCACAGAGTTTGACCTGAGTGTTTATTTTCCGGGCAACGATGGTAGTATGGCGCTTGCAGCTACTCGCACGCTGCCTGCGTTGAGTGTTCTCGATGGTAAAGAACTTGGTCTTAACTACACAGGCCGCGGCGTTGGCGGAGAGCTGCGCTGGAGCAACGTTGACTTCGAGCTGGCGCACGGTAGCTTTTCAGGATTATTCCGGTCACGCCGTAGAGGTACATTGTGATAGAATCTCCCATTGGTGTTGGTCAAAGTTTCACCCCCAAAGTTTGGCGGTATGTGCTTGATCGGATTGAAGAAATCCGTCGGGTGTTGCTGCGCCGAACAGCGATATCAGAGCTTAATGTAACATCATCTAATGCTGTGTTCCTCGATGAGGGTACTACAGTTATTCTTGCTGACTCAACAGCAGGCGCTGTTACGATTACTCTTCCTTTACTTGCCAGTGCTGCGGGTAAGCAAGTTATCGTTGTTAAAACCGTAACAGCAAATGTTGTGACGGTTAAAGGTAGCAACGGAGAATTGATTAACGGAACCGCTACAATAGTTTTGTCTGTTAAAGATCAGACAAGAACGCTTGGTGCATTAACCGCACAGTGGAGAATCCTATGACGTATGACCCGGCACCTATCCCGGCTGATGGTAGCGTGACAACTGAAAAGCTGGGAGGAGACATCTCTACTCTTAGTAAAGATTTTCTTCGTGCGCTTACTCCTAAAGAACAGCGCGAAGCAATGGAGCTTGATGAAAGTGCGACAAGCGCTCCGGTAGTTGGCTTATGATTATCCCGTCTCAGACAACAGCTATTTTTGGAAGAGTTGAGACATTCTCTGAGGATTTCCTTAACCACTCTGTTGTTTTTGTCGCTGGCTATCGCAACATAGCAGATGGTAAGTTTGCCGAGTCGGGTGAGTTTAGAGGATCTATTAGATTTGATTTCGACGCGACGATCATATCTTCTCAACAATTTCCAGGAAGCGAAGATGCTATGCGGGAGATTGCACATATTAATCTCTATAACCGCGAGCCAGAGGGCGGCTTGACGCTAGCAGTAAGACTCTGGTCACAGTTTCAGGAGTCTAGTATTATCCCTATCTTCCGTGTGGAGCTTGAGCCTCGGTGGACTGCGCACTATCTTCGGACGACAGGCTGGAATATTTACAATGAGAAAGGCTTGCTTGTTCGTGCCGCTTAGTTGTTCTTACACCGCGTAAGAATAACTGCACATTAAATCGAGGTATTGAGTATGATTGAACCAGTCACTATGGCAATGCTTGGCGGAAGCTTGATCTCTGGCCTCGGATCTTACTTCGGGGGCAGGTCTCAGGCAAGCGCCGCAGACAGAGCAGCTGCTGAACAAAGAGCGCGCCAGGGATACATCGACCGCCTAGCCGGCGGATACCAGTCTCGTGGGCCAAATGGTAACTTCATGCCAGATAATACCCCTTGGGGTAGTAATCTCACGAGCATGTATAACCAGCTGTTCAATGCGCCCACAGATACTTTTCAGTTTAACCCGCTAGAAGCAAGAGAACTCACTGCTGAGACAGTTAACACTCAGCAGTTTGATCCACGTTTTGGCGGTGGCACAGATTTGCCCGCGTGGATGTCAGCAAACGTAACCAACCCAACAGGCCTTGGTAATAACTACCTAGACTTTAATAAGCTGATTAGTCCTAACGCTAATGGCGCCGGGGCTAACTCATCGCAAGATGCCTTGATGCAGCTAATCCGCGGAGGCTCAGGCACGCAAGCTATGGCCGGTAGTGCGGGCATTGGTGGCTTTACCGCTGACGCGCAAGTAGATCCAATCACAGGTCAAGTCTCCGACGTTGCTCGCTCCAATCTTGAGCAGCTGACAAACGACGGTAGTCGCTTCGATCTTGATCCTATGTTCGGTGCATTGGATGCAGTCGAACGTCGGCAGCAAGATGAGCAGATTGCAGCGCTTCAAGGCAGTGCAGGATCTGTTGGGCAGCGATTTGGTACTGTACTCAACGCGCAAGAAGGCAGACTTCGTGAGTCAATGGGTGAGCAAGCAAACCTACGCCGACAAGAAGCTGCGAGACAGTCGTTTGAGAGTGCGCAAGGGCGACGACTGCAAGCTGCGTCAGGACTTACGGCGCAGGATCAGATCATCAATCAGATCATGGCGGCCAACCAGGGAAACCAGACTCAAGTTGCCCTTGGGAATCTTAACGCGGGAGTAACTGCTCGCGGGCAAGACGCTAACGTTTCTATCGCTAATGCGGATAACGCAACTCGTGCCTCGGTGTCTAATGCTGGCAATCAGACAGCCGCCGCCCAGGCTTTGGCTCAGCTACAGGCGTCATTGTTTGGCACGCAAACGGCTGGTAACAATGCGTATAACAATTCTGTCACGTCATTGATGAACACTGGTGCGGACAGTGCTACGCGTCTTGCGCTAGGTAATCAGACTGCTGGCGTCCAGACAAACCTCGCGCAGAACCGGTTTAATCAAGACAATGCGACAACACAGCAAGGTGATCTTGCGTTGCTCGCTCAGCTACTCGGTGGTAATGCTGCATCGCGCAACAACATGGCGATGACTAACGAAGGTAATCGTCTAGGTGCTGAGGAGTTTAATACTGGCACTGCGCAAAATGCCTTTAATACTAATCAGCAAGCACAGCAGTTTCAACAGAGTCTCTTGCAGCAGCTACTTGGCATGGGTATTGGCAATGAGAACGCGCGAGACAACCGTGGATTGCAGGCCCTTGGTATCCAGGCTGGTATGTCTACTCCTGGCGCTAACCCGTTTGCAGGAGCGGGAGCTAATGCCATTGGAGATGTTGGTAATCTACTCGCAACGTGGGGGCTGCTTAACCGGGGAGGAGGGAGCGGTGGCTGACCAGGCGGCGCCGCGCAGGCGTCAAGATTCTCCCCTGTCCAGATGATTAACCCCTACAACCAGATGACATAAGCCATGACTAATCCACTACAGCGACTTCAGCAAAGCCTTGTTGGTATTGAAAACGTCAGGAATGATAGGCGTAGCCTTGATCAGGGTGACCGACAGCTTAAGCTAAATGAAGCCTTGAGTGCGGCGCAAATGATCTCAGGTGCTATTGAACAGGCGCAGCAGACGTCCAATGACGCAGACAAAGCGCTAGCTTTGATGTACGGGAAAATGGTTGGGCCTGACGGCACACCAATGATTGACCCTAACCTGCTTGGTGAACTCTTTACAGGCACCCCGAACAGCACACAGTTCTATGACCGAAAGCGCGCAAGTCGTCAGGACAAGATTGAAGAGATGCCGTTCCAGCGTATTCTGGATGAAGTGGCCCAGATTCCTGACGCAAACATTCGAGACATTGCAACAGAGAATGTTACTGCCGCCTTCACTGGAACAGGATCAGGAGACGTAAGAACAAGCGTATCGTTGGGTGATCGTGAGGTGATTGATGATCTCTCGATGCGGACCTCACTTCGGCAGCAGCTAGACCTTACTCTATCGCCGCAAGAAGTAAAGCAGTTTGATCAGATTGACACAGAGCTTGAGCAAGCCTGGACATCTATTGGCGACCTTCGTAACTGGCGTAAGGTGTCTAATGGTATCCAGATGATGGAGATTGCGGCGAGAGAACGGATGCAAGCTAATGCTCTTGCCGTGCAGCAGGGCGCAGCTAATGACGAGCGTTTGTCAGGTATCACGCCACAAGCTGCAATCGACAACATTGCTAAACTGATCCCAATGGTTGGTAAGTCAGGTGTTACTGATGCGACGCGCAGGCTTGTGGCTGCTGTGCTTGTGCCAAACGTTCGAGCACTTGGCGACTTGGCTAATGCTACTGGTGATCCGACGCTTGCCCGCATCCTTAACTCTATGTCTGACGATGACATGGTGCAGATTGGACCGTCCGGCGTGTTGAAGGCTATCGACACGTGGCTTGGTGGCTCAGGCTCACCTGCTAGTCTTGGTGGAAGAAAGATGTTTGAGTCAAGCGGTGATGCATCGCAGCAGCCTAAAAATCCGCCTGCTCCTGCAAACCCGGGCGAAGGCTTTAATCCTTGGAGAATGCCATGACAGGGCCTATTGGGCGAGAGACTAACGAACAATATCTCAACGATGTCTTGAGTAATGCGGATATGTTGGATGAATGGTTGCGTGGGCGAATCAGTAGTATGGGTACGAGACGCCAGCAGATCTCTCGCCAGCCTATGCTGACTATGCCTGCGTGGGATCAGGAGAGAGTAACGGAGGCTAAAGAAGAAAACGCAGGCTTGCTGACGCGGCT